TGCAGGATAAGTAATGTTTATTGTTGAAGTAGCATCAGCAGCTAACGCTGTAGTTGTAGAGTCACCTGTTCCAGCAGCCTGAGCATACGCCTGTGGAATCCAAGTCGTACCATTATAGGCTTGAACCTGGTCAACATCCTTAATATAAGTAACCATACCCTCAGAAAAAGAAGCAGTACCAATTGCAGTAGCACGAGCAGCAGTACCAGCAAAAACCATAACCGCTTGGTCTTGCAAATAATTTTGTACATCAGAAGCACTCAAAACAGACCCAGCTGCAAAAGTTTTACGCCCAGAACCAGCCATTACTTCTCCTTATAAACCCAACGCATAATTATCTAACTTACCAAACTCATTATCATCAATAACAAGATTAGGTGTTTTTAAACTCTCTAAATTAAATGTTACCAGATGACTACCAGCAGTAACATCATGTGTAATACCAATAATACGCACATAACGAGTAATAGCCGAACCAACACCATTAGGAGTAAAAATGACTTGAGCAAAACCATTCAAAGGCGTACGAGACCTCAAAACAGATTGTTGACTTAAATCTAAAGCAAACATGTTTACAGTAATTGAATTAAACCTATATTCAGGTTGACTATATTTAGATGAAATATAAGAAGCAAGATTATGTAACTTATCTCCATTTGTGTAAAGAACACCATCAACGCTCAAAGAAATAGGAGAAAACAATGCAGAAGAGGTAGGCGTTGTAGCGACCCTGTTAGCAATACCATCCCAAGCATTAACTTGAATATTATTGTAAAGTAATTGCGTTGTATAACTTACATCAAGAGCTTCATAATAATAACCTGAACCATCATCAGCAAAAGTAGGAAAACCACCTACCGTACTAGCACCAACACTATTATCATCAAAATAAAGATTATCTTGACCCTCAACATATAGTTGACCCTGTTCAGAAACTTCAACCTGTCTCAAATAATCTAAAACATTAGTTCCAAGCACAACAAGAGCTTTATCAAGCATTTGTGTACCAGCATCAATAGTAGAACCACCAGGCCAAGCAACTTCATCTAAATTTAAGACACGACTTATTCTCGCACCAGATAATTCAGCAGGAAAAGTTCTATCTTTAAGAAAAAATTGATTAGCAAAAAGAGTAGATAACTCTGAAGCAACTAAAGAAGCAGAAGCTTCACCGCTAACATCATAAGTAAAAGACCAATCATCAATCCAACCAGAAAAAATAGAATTACCATTAATAGTTGCATAAACTCTTTGCTTAGGTTTTACATAACCATACAAAGGCGAAGAAGTATTTGTAGGGTCAAAGACACGACTATAGTTATTGAACATAATGTTACAAGTGCCAGGTTCATAATAATCTAAAGCCCTAGATTTACCACGAGAACAACTAAAAGCAGTTACATAAGAAGTAACATCAACATAAGTAGTTCCATCTGAAGCGTAAAGCCAAACAACAACATTATTAGCCATTAGTTACTAAAAACCTTACCTGTTTTGCGTTCATAAAGCTGAATAGCATTAATTAAAGCTTTACCAACATCAGCGTTAGTAGCACCAGGTGCAACATTCACAGTTACATTGTAGTTAGTTGCAGTATTTACAGCATTTTGGAATCTTGTGTAAGCACCAAATTGAGTGTCTTTATTATAAGGATTAGTTATTTGAGAAGGATTTAATAAAATACCAAAATCAGTTTTGATGCCCTTTTTAGGACCAAAATTGTATTTATCGCTACCACGAGGATAAACCTTAGGTACAGTAGAAGGAGTTTCCTTTGGAGTTAAACCAGTAAAAACATTATCCCTAAAAGTTGTACCAAAATCTTTACCCATACCAGCAGCAACCGCATTTAAACGAGCAGCCTGAGCTTTAATACCATCAATAAGACCATTACCAATCTCATTACCAGTCTTAGTCATAGCCTTAGCTACCTTGACACCAATATCTCCAGAAACCTTTGTAATACCCTTAAAAGTTTTATTCAAACTCGCAATACCCTCTTTACCAGAATCCAAAATAGCTTCAGCCGTAGCATTACCTGCTTCAGGGCCAGCAGAAGCAATCTGAGCAATCAAAGCAGGGTCAAGATGAGCTGCAGTCAACTTATTTATATTTGTCAAAAAAGTTTTAATCTCATTAAACTTTTGTTTATAAACAGTTTTTAAATCAACCGCACCACTATTCACACCAGAAATAAGAGTCTTAAACCTACCATTCAAAAAAACAACAGACTTAACAATTTCGTGAGAAGTATTATCTAAAATACCTGTAATATTTGCAGAATCCATAATAGATTTTTGAACATTCAAAGCATCCTTCAAAAGACTATTAACAGCCGCTGCAGTTTTTTTAGTTTTTGTAGTTACAGTATCTAAAGCATTAGTAGTACCACTAACATCAGGTTCAGGTAATTTTTTAGACAACTGGTCAACTAAATCATTATTAGCATTTTTAACACCATTAATGCTACTAATAGAACTACCGATACCATCTGTAAAAGTTTTTAACCCATCATTCATAGACTTAAAAGCATCACCAACAAAAGGAATAGCAGCTAAAGCTTCAAAAATCTTGCCAAGAATCTTAAGAACAATGCCTAAAGCCAAAGATAAAACAGTTACAACAGGAACAACAATTGCACCAATAATTCTTGCAAAAAAAGTTATAACCACAATAACAGGTTTCAAAACTTGAATTAAGACTTTAAAAATCTCTACTAAAGGAAACATTAAAGGCTCTATAAGTGCTGCAAGAACATCTAAAATAGGTGTTAATGCATCAAATAAAAGCATAATAACTTGAACTAGAGGGTCAATTATAGGAGTGAGGACAGTAACAATTTTTCCAAATACTTCAAAAACTGGAGTTAAAGATTTACTTACTAAATCAATTATCGGTTGCAAAGCACCCATAAGAGCAGCTAAAGGTGCAAGTAAAGATTGACCTAAACTTGCTTTTAAATTCTCAAAACTAGCTGTCAAAGTAGCTTGTTTGCCATACAAACTATCTGACATTTTAGCAAAATTACCTTGAGTTTTAGTAGTAGCATTTAAAATCAAATCATATCTAGCTGTGGCTTGAGCAGCAGCTAACATTTGACCTTTCAACTTATTTTGACCACGAGCCGCTAACAAAGCATTAACTTGAGACTGTTTAAAAGCAACACCAAAACGCTCAATCGGGTCATACTCACCACGAAAAGCAGCACCAATACCTCTCACTGCTTCATCAACAGGTAAACCAAAAGTAGCCGCTAAATCAGCAGAAAGACCTATAAGATTTTTAGTTTTAGAAGCAACATCATCAATAGGTAACCCAGTAGCGGCAAGACTGCTACCCAAAAGAGTAACATTTCGACTGGCGTCTAACTGACTCAAACCAATTGCTTGAGCATCCTTAGTGAACTGTTGCATTTGTGGTGCAAGATTTCCATACAAACCACTCAAACCAACATTTGCTGCCTGTAAATCACGAGCAGCACCAACAGATTCTTTAATAAATTCAATGCCCTTTTGAACCCCATAAAGAGCCGCACCAGCAGCAGCAGCTCTACCCAAACCCTTAACAGCACCAGCAAGAGAAGCCAAACCAGTTTTAGCCTGAGCAATACCCTTAGAATCAAAAACAGAAATTAAAGGAATAAAAATAGAACCAGCCATCAGGCAGCCATCCTTCGATTTACAATGTCATACGCTCTTTGCAAACTTTGATTAGACTTAGCAAAAGTCTGTGGAACAGCCCGTTCAGCAGCTGGCCAAACATAACGAGAAGCACTACCACCCAAAGCACGAATCATAGCTCTACCCTGACCATTAAGTTTATGTTGTCTTTCATAAATAACACCATTACGCTTAGTATATTTATATTTCCTAGACATAGGATTTGACCCAGTAATTTTATTTGTTTTACCAGCCATATCTGCAATGACAAGTCCAGGATTACGGACAGCTAAACGAGCAATAGAAGCAACATTAAGTTTATTTTTACGCATAGTCCTAGCTGCTTTAGCTACACTAGGAGTTTGTACAATAACACTCTTAACAGGGATACTTTTATTTTCAGCATTAGATGACCAAGTTTCACGACCAGGTAAAGCCCTAGGATAAAAACCAGATACAGTTCGTTGAGGGCGTTTCTTATGAATACCAGAAGTAGGTGGACTACCAGGAATAGCACCCTTAACAGCAGACTGAACAGGTTTAGCAATAATTCTATAATCCTGCTGTAACTTTTTTACAAGAGTAGGTTGAATACGATTCAACTCACGAATAAGGTCTTGATAATCAGTGAGATACAAGCCAGCACGATTACCCCTTTGAATCATAACTGCCATAAGTCACCACCAATCACATCTATTCTATCCCCTAGATTGTTGCTGACTCTTCCAAATCAAATACCTGCCCATAGTCCAAAGCATACGGTCACTGCACTCCAACAACGCATTAGGACTAATACCAGTCTCAACCGCTAAAGAAGCAATAAACCAATGAGCAGAACTATCACCCAACCCAACTATTTTGGGTCTAGTTCACTCGCCTTAATAGAAGCAACATCATCAACCCAAATATCAAACTCTTTAGTAGTCGATTTAGTGCGAGACTCAGATGACCAAGCCAAAAATAGAAGATGAGTAAGTTTCACATTAGCTTCAAGCACAGCAACTGACAAATCAAATTTAGATTCAAACTTAACTATGTCAGATGCTGAACAAGTAATTTCTTTTTCTTCACCAGAAACAAATTCAATGCGTAGGTTTAATTTCAATTGTTTTCCTTAGTTATTAAGCGGTGGCCCTAGTGACCGTTCCCGAAGTTGGCCATGTCACAGATAGTGTGGCGATATCGCCCACGCTCGCTGAGAATGGTTGGTACTGTGAAACTAAGCATACAGCAGTCCAAGCAGGGTTAGTTGCACCTACTGCTGAAGATGTTGGAAGTACTACAACAGTTGCATAAGCAGCTGTTCCAGAACTATTAAACAAAGTTGAAAGTTTATCATCTGTAGATGCAGAACCAAAGTCTTGGAAGAAGTTTAGGGTTACAGACCCAGACTTCAAACCAGGGATACGAGTTCTCCAACCACTACCAAAAGCGGTTGTTTCAATTTCATCTGCTGAAAGGTCAAGACTTACGCTCTGGAGAACCGTTGAGAGGTTTGTTCCATTTACCGTAATCTTATGGTCTGTTGCTGCATAAACTGCCACAGTATGTTCTCCTAATTTGCTTGAACAGCACAGGTAAACTCTGCTGTTAAATATGTATTATCACCAATTATGACAGAGCCGTAGTTACTCATATCAGATACTATCAAATCAAAACAACGACCTGCTAGTGTCCTATCTGATTCTATCGCACTTTTTATACTAGATGACCCAGTAGAAGCACAATAAGCATCAAGATTATTTTGTCCAGTACGCTCAGAAACCCTAGCAACATAGACGGCAACAGTAAAGTTGTAAGTATTAAAACCATTAGCAAACGCTTTATGATATTCAATGCTTTGAGGTGCAACTACAGCCATAGGTGCATTAGGGTTATCAGGCACAAAACTAGAGACACGCAACCCAACAATAGTTGAAAGGTTCTCTGCAATACCCTCACGCAAATCAGATAAACTAGCCATTACCCTAAATGCCTTGTCTTACGGTAAGAGTTCAACAACATAGCAACATCAGGGTCAATACGGCTAGACACCCTAAAATAACCTGTATCAGGGCTAGAAATGACACCCAAAGGCGAATCAAGGCGTTTAAAAATACGCATAGCTTGAATAATAGTTGCCTGTTTTACAGCCGTAGGAACAGCACTCCAACCCCAAACACCAGTAATTTGAACTGTCGCTACCTCATCATCAGAGTCATAAGGAAACTCCCAAACACCCACAGCACGAACACGAGTATAAGGCCAACCAGAAAGACCATCAACAACATTATTTAAAGGCTCTAACTGGTAGTCATCAGTAGTCCAAACTTGGTCATAAGTTTTATTTAACAAAGTAGAAACAGCGATACTAGAAATAGAAATAGCATCATCAATTGCAACACAATCATCATCACTAGGCACAAACAATCTTGCAGCCGTACCAGCGTTATAGAAACTACGCATAGTGTATTCATCAACAAGACGAGAAGCTGACTCTAATGCAATCTCCAATAGGCTATCATCCACACCATCTTGGATGCGAAGTGCTATTTTTAGGTCGTTTAGGCTTGCATAGCCGTTGACAACAGGCATGTTTACTCCTTGTCTTTACTAAACAATTTTATCCCATTAGCCATACGGGCTTTTAAATCTGTAGTTGAAATGCCTGAAGTATAGGAAATAAAACATAAAACAATTTCATTTTTATCAAGCCACTCTTCATCAAACTGCATTTGAGAATAATAATCTCGATTAGCCCAATCTGTGCCTGTAATAACAATATCAGGTTTAGGGTCTTGAAGAATAGTTGGCTTAGAGTCTTGACCGCTAAAATTAACTCGAACTTCATCAACATACTTACAAGCCGAAACAACAGCAATTCTATCTTCAAGGCTCATTATAGGTTTCACACCTTTAAACTTTTCAACAAATTCGTCTGTATTCAAAGCTACAATAACTTTTCCGTTTTTACCAGCCATTTGCTTTAGTCTTTTCAAGAGCCTAACATGCCCAGCATGAAACAAATCAAAAGTGCCGCCGTTATAAATTACTCCCATGAGTTATCTCGCCTAATCTGTAGAGACCAGTTACCTTCTGAAAAGTCTTGTTCATTTTGTTTTTTAAAATAAAGTAATTGATTACGGCTAAAAGTAACATTATTTTGATTTTGAAAACCACTAGACAAAGTAGAACTATTATCGTGAACCAAACTAGCATCAATAAACTTAGCTTCAAAACCAGCATTAGTTATTCTTCGCTCATAATCATTATCTTCAAAATAGATAGGATGAAAACGCTCATCAAATAAACCAACATCTTTAACAACTTTTTCACCTAAAACAAAACCAGACCAGTAAGGTGCAATGTTCAAAAAATTGATTGTATTAGGGTCTGCTTCCTGAGCAATCTTTTGTAAAGTACCAGGATTAAGAACACTATCATCATTTAACAAAACCCAATAAGGTGCAAAAGGGGTAGTCTTTACAATCAAATTTAATCCACCACCATAGCCAAGTCCATGTGGAACTTGAATAAGCCACATTCGTTTCACCAATTCAGGTTTTATAGGACAATACTCTTGCTTACCAGAATTATCAACAATAACTAAGTTTTCTATTGGGTAGTCAATACTCGCTAAAAGTCTATCTGCTAGGTCAAAGCGTTTAAGTGTAAGGAAACCTAAAACTGGTATCATGCTAATAGTTTCTTCCATAAAGGTAGCCAAGATTCAGACCAAACAGTATCAACATCAAACTGTTTAACAAACTCTATACTCTTATCCGACTTTTGACCCTTCTTAGCGTAAGCAGCTTCCAAAGCGTTCACAATAGAAGGAATAGAAGGTGTCTGCCACCAAGCATTTTGCCCAGCATCCCAAGCAGGTTGCCCATCAACAAGGTAAGAATCCTCTGAAACAAGGTCAGGTGTAGCAGCCCAATTAGAACCAATTATAGGTGTGCCACAAGATTGTGCTTCAATAGTCGGAACGCCAAAACCTTCACCAAAAGAAGGAGTCAACATAACATCCATGACCGTATAGTAAGCAGCAAGTATCTCCTGACTAATACCATGACGATAATCACTAATAGAAGGAAAAATTATTTGTTCCTTACGCAAACCTAAAGACTCACACAAAATAAACAGATTCCAGCCACCAGCACCACCAAAAGGGTCAGTATGTAAATACAATTTAGCATCAGGCCTATTTTGAGCAAAAATACTGAAAGCCATAATGTTCTCAGCAAAAGCCTTACGGTGAATCAAACCAGAAGCCTTATTAGCTGCGTTCATACCAACAACAAAATCATTATCATCAAGACCCATAAACTTACGGGTATCCATACCATTTATAGTATGAGTTGGTTTCATAACCTTAGTATCAACAGCATGAGGGACATACTCACATTCCAAACCATTTTCTTCCATCTGGCGTTTACCATGCGGAGACATAGCAATAGGAAGCACATTAGGTTTCTTCAACCAATCTAAAACATTAGGTGGCATAGTTATATGGTCTAAAGGAGTCCAAGAAGCAATCTGTCGAACACTATCAAATGCTTCTCCCCTAAAAACCCAAACATCATACAAAGTAAATAAAACATCATTCAATTTTGTTTTAGAAAAATGATTTGACTTACCGACATGATGAGCATGATTCATCACAATAACATCATTAGAATACGCTTCAAAACCACGAGCATAATGAGGAATCTCACCATAAGGAGTTCTCAAAGTACTATTCATCCCATCAAGACCAAAATTACTTTGAGCAGCAACATCAACGCCATCACGCTTCAAACGGTCAACAAGATAACCAGATTGAACACCATAACCAGTAGGAAGATATGGGCTATTAGAAACAACAGAAACTGCACCCTTTATTTTTCCCATTTAATTGCCTTTCGTAGTAGGTAAGACTAGACTAGCATAAGAAAACCCCCCTAATGCCTACGCACACTAGGGGGGCTTTCCGCTTAACTCAAAGGTTTAGGTAGCTGCACCCTTGAAGTATTGAACATGGCTTGCATGTGTTAGGTTACCGTCAACACGCATTTTGACTCTGAAAGTAGTCAAGTCAGTGTTGAACGCATAGTCAGTTGACTGTGCAATGTCAATTCCACCAGCAATACGAACCTTGTAAGAAGGTAGGTGACCGAATAGAACAGACTTAGCACCAGTAGCCACAGCTGCTACAGCAGGATTCTCATACAAGTTGTATCCAAGAACAGTATCTGGCTGACCAGCAGTACCTGGAACGAAAATGTAGTTACCTGCACCATCCTTCAACTTACGAAGAGTTGATAGACCAGTAGCTGACATTTGGAAACCGACACCTGGAAGAGCACGAGCAGCACCATCAACCTTGTAAATAAGGTCAATGAGAGATTCGTAAGTAAATGCACCAGATACACCAGTTGCAGTTCCAGTTGTAGCAGAACCAGCAGCGTTGGCTAGACCATTAGGCTGCACAGTACCAGTACCGACAGTTAGGTCATTGTTTACAGCATAACCAATAGCATTACCAGCCTGTTCTGCAATCAATGATGTTAGGTCGAAGCCAGCATCAGTAATAAGTTCATTCGCCACAGGCACAAGGAAGCTATATTTAAATGCCCCAAGAGTGATGTTTGAGAATGTTGGGTCGCTTGCACCAATAGAAGCAGTCGCAGTAGCGATAGCAGCAGTTGAACGGCCAGTCATAGTAGGTATAGTCAAGTTTTCACCAGAAGTAGTGTTGAAAATTTGGCTAGTAGTCAACATAGGGCCAACAAGTCTAGCAACCTGGAAAACCTGATTGTAGAAAGACTGTGGAACAGTGTTGTTTGAACCTACAAGAGTACGCTTTTCAGCATTAAACTCGAAACCCCTACGCTCACCCAAAGCAATAGAACGAAGGATATCAGAGTCATTTACTGTAGCAGTCTCTGTTGGGCGGAAAGATGCAGCCGCTTCAGCAGCTCTCTCTTCACGCTCTGCGGTA